GCCTTATCGGCAACTCTGACCCCGCCCTCCGATCTCTCACAGAGTCGGCGCAACGCGCCGTAGTTCCTTGATACCTTAAGGTATCGAGGGTTACGGGATAGCGTTATTCCCCTCTGTTGAGTATTGGAGGGTTCATGTGGGGCCAGTGATCTAGGTTAGATAGGACTTTCTGTTCTGTTTGAGATAAATATCTCAGGCAGATCAGAGAGCCTTATTCATCCTAGCAGCTGATAAAATCCTTGTCCGTGATCTACGCATTGAGAATACCTCAAAGTTAAAGCACGTTCCGACGAGGTCTTTCTCGAGAATAATTCTCGAGACTTCCTCCTCGGTTCCGTATTTTAACACTTGGATAGTACCATAGTGCTCCATAAGGAGGACTTTGATAATACCCAAGACGGGGCACATCAATGTATAGATTATGGGTAGCATGTGGACTTCCATCGAGCCTGGGAGATTATCACAGATTCCATTACGGACCTTGGTAACAAGGTCCTCGTGGAATTTGGTTAATCTCTCGATCTCTTTCTCAGATTGACCTCGGAGGGTGTATAGGGCTAGTTGAGTTACTCACTCAACTGGCCTAAAGCCTTCTGGGATCGGAAGCCCCAGCCGGTCACTTAGTGACACTGCTGCGGATTCAGAACCTTTCCTTAAAACGGAGAGGATGTCTGAGAAAATGTAGTATAGACGCGTAACCGAAGCGGCTTGACGCCACTTACGTTTATGCGAATATACTTCGGAGATTAAGAAGTCCGGGTCACCATCATTACTGAACCATCCATGTCGTTGCTGAGTCTCCAAGAAATTCTGAAGGAGGTAATACCTCTTTCATGTTTCCTGTAGACCCGCAAAGCTAAAGGGAGAAACCTCTTTACCCTGATGTATCCATCTCTTAGCGAATTCATACGTGTCGTTAGACACGTGTGACTTTGCTTCAGAAATGGGCATCTTAAGAGTAGAGAGGATCTTCCTGTACTCTGCGGCAACGGCATTGTTGGCTATAACAACATCATCTCCTAATACAGCATACTGGCTGAAGTGTGGAAATCCACGCCTCAGGGCAGCTAAGCGTATTATGAAATGATGCGTTAGAGCCATCATGGCCCAGGACGAGTATGCACCCATGGGTTGGCCGGTACTATAATAGTATCGACGATCTCCATAGGTGTAACCCCACTGTACAAGGACACGAGCCCAAGCATCAGCCTTTTCTTGGCCAACGATACAGGTCAATACCAATTTCTGTAAGGAAATCGGCATTCGATCTGTAGCCGCTGTCAAGTCAAGGCTGTGATATGGGCCCGTGGAAGGTAAGTGCGTGTGGAAACCATCCTGATTAAAGGTCATATCAGACTTAATACCTTTCAGGACCACGTTTAAGTGGTCGTGAAGGGGTCTTAAGACTGTTTGTGATCAATAATCTAGGATCGCTACCACACGAGTCTTACCTTCGCGATCAGCTACCAGGGCGAGTTTTCTAAACTCACCTTTGGTTGATCCTGGAAATATCTTATACCATAAGTCAATGAGACGCCCATTGTCGGCTCTTAGCTTCCTTATGGCATCACCGATGAAACCCCCCCCTAAGATTACTAGATCATCTAGTAACTCTTGGGGAAGTTCCATTAGGTCTGCCATAGACGAAGCTAGTGCCTGACCATTGGGGCCGCTCTTAGTTGAGAAATGGTAAGATTTAAATTTCCATGTCCACTCTTCAATCTTCAACTGGCGACAAATGTGTCGGATCTCTCTAGGTTTTATCCTAGGGAGCTCTCCTTCCCATTTATCTTCAATTGTAGATGATTCGAGAACAGGTTTAGTGGTAACCATCCGACCTAAGGCTAACAAAGTCAAGACTTTGGCAATATCTGGATGACTTCGTGAGAAGT